CTTTATAATTATTTGACCAAAATTAAAACTAATTTATTGGAGAAAAATAAGTAAAATGGAAATTTTTACGATAAATGAATGGGAAAGTAGATTTGACGAACTTGTCGAAAGAGTTGAAAATGGTGAGACTATAGGTATTGTCAAAGAAGATGGTAGCGCAGCAGTAATGATGCCTGCCGATGATGAACTAATACGAATACATACTGAGCAAAATAACGAAGCTCAGTAGTTCATCATCTGGGACTATCGCATATTGGTTAATGCCCACTGCTTATAACGGTGTGAACTGGGTTCAATTCTCAGTAGTCCTATTCGCTTCCTTAGCAATCTGGTGAATGCAGCAAACTCATAATTTGCCTAAGGTGAGTTCGATCCTCACAGGAAGCACTTGACAGAAACCCTGTCAACCCTTATAATAACAAGGTCAACACACAGAACGATGGCACTTACAGCAAAATTCAAGAAAGATCTTAGCACTCTTCGTGCTGCTTCAAATGGAGAAATTTTCCTTGATGTAAAGAATCCAAAACTTTTCAAAAAGGTTCGTCGTTATTATGAAAATAGTGGAGTAGTTTTTTCTGGAGATCCTCTAGATGACTATGAAATTTTAATGGAGCAAGTCGCAATTGATCTTGAAACTGTTGAGGTAGTATGAAAATTCTCTTAGAGCGTTTTCCTTATCGTTACGTTGAGTGTGGTACATTGGAAATCAATGGTATGCCAGACTATCGTATTCAGAAAGCAAATAGTTGGTCTAAAAGGTATAGTGACATGTATCTTTTAGATAATCAGATGCAACTTCTGACTGCGATGGATGACTTTGAGTACACCAAATGGTTAGATCCAGATGGTGTTCCTTGTTATGTTACAGACTCGGTAAGTCGCTAAACTCGTCCTGGTGGAGTCATAAGACCCTCTTAAAACTAAATAATCAAGAGTTAATTTTATAGTTCTATGTCAACTAAAGGAACCGCAGCAAAGTCTGCCAATGGGGCAGCAATGTCCAAGTATGATGTTGAAGTTGAGGCAAGACTTCAATCATTAGAGAAAAAATCAAATACTGGAGATGATGATAGAATCGCAGTTCTAGAAAACAAATATACATCTCTTCTTGAAGAATTAAAGGCAGCTAGACTTCCACTTGACTTCAATGATCTTTCTTTATAAGGTTTCTTGCTTTTCCTAAGAGCAAGTGGCGTGCATGAAAAAACCTAGTTGGGGTGGTTGCATAAACCACCCTTTTTTAGTATAATTTAAAAATATTGGTTGATATAATGAAAATAGGATTTAACTGTAGTTCATTCGATTTGTTTCATGCGGGTCATGTGACTATGTTGAAAATGGAGAAACAGTTATGTGATTATCTCATTGTTGCACTTCAAGTTGATCCAACTATTGATCGACCTGGGATTAAGAATAAACCAACACAGTCTGTATATGAGAGATATGTTCAGGTTCAAGCTTGTAAGTATGTTGATGAAATTCTTGTTTATGAAACTGAAGAAGATCTTCTTAATATGATTAAGACTCAGATAATTGACATTAGATTTCTAAGTGAAGAGTATAAGGATAGAGACTTTACAGGAAAACAATATTGTATTGATAATGGCATTGAGATTCATTATCACAAGAGACAACACAAATACTCCTCTACCGAACTTCGCAACAGAGTTTATACACTAGAGAAAGAGAAGTTGGATCAACTTAAAAAGAAACCTGAAGTTAGAGAACCTGCACAATATTCACCTAAACTGTTGGAGAAGTATAATCAAAAATGAGTTTACTTATTACTGGTGCTGCAGGATTCATAGGAAGTAACTTACTTCAGAACTTATCTACTCTCTATGATAGTGAGATAGTAATCATTGATTTTCTTACAGAAGTTTCTGATCCAAATATTGTTTCCGAATTTTCCAATTTTTATCCTGTAGACATATCCGACAGGTATATGGTTGATGAAATTTTTAATAAGCATAAACCAGAGTATGTCTTTCATCTTGCTGCAGAGAGTCATGTAGATAATTCAATTCAAAACTGTTTACCTTTTATCAATACTAACATCACAGGTACTGTAAACTTAATGAACGCATCTCTTGAGAGTGGTGTTAAAAAGTTTATGCACATTTCAACTGATGAGGTATATGGTGCATTAGGTAAAGATGATCCTCCTTTTACAGAAGAGACACCATATGATCCACAGAATCCATACTCTGCATCAAAGGCATCAAGTGATCATTTTGTTCAATCTTATGTGAACACATACAACCTCCCTGCAGTTATTACTAACTGTTCTAATAACTTTGGTCCAAGACAGAGTAGTGATAAGTTGATTCCCAAAACTATCTGCAATCTTCTACAAGATAGAAGGGTTCCTGTGTATGGTAGGGGAGAGCAAATAAGAGATTGGTTGTACGTTCAGGACCATTGTGAGGCCCTTGTAGAAGTCTGGAAGAATGGTAAGGTTGGTGAGAAGTATAATATTGGTGGAGGAACTGAACTCAACAATATGACCATAGTAAGTAGAATTATTGAGTTAATGAATAAAGATCAATCTAATATTGAATTTGTTCAGGATCGACCTGGACATGACTTTAGATATTCGATTGATTGTCAAAAAATTGAATATGAGTTAGGATGGAAGTCAAGGTTTGATTTCGATGAAGCCCTTTTAGAAACTATTAAGTGGTATGAAAATTATTGACATTGGTTTACAAGATGCTGTCCTTATTGAGGTTGATAAGTATCTGGATAACAGAGGATTTTTTATTGAGTCCTACAACGAAGAGAAGTTTGGAATTGAGTATGACTTTGTTCAAGACAATCATTCTATGTCACATAAAGGAGTCTTGAGAGGGTTGCATTACCAAATTAAAAATCCACAGGGTAAATTGGTAAGATGCATCAGAGGTTCTGTATATGATGTTATTGTTGACTTGAGAGAATCCTCTGAGAGTTTTGGTGAGTGGTATGGTGTTGAATTGGATAGACCAGAACTTCAACTCTGGGTTCCACCAGGATTTGCTCATGGTTTCTATACCAGAACTGATAAGTCTAATGTAGTATATAAGACTACCGATTTTTATTATCCTGAGCATGAGAGAACTCTTCTTTGGAATGATCTCACAATTGATTGGCATTTGGATGGAAGTCCTATTCTTTCTGATAAAGATCAGGAAGGAAAGTCATTCCAAGAGTGTGAAAAGTTTGTATGATTAATCTCTCTGTATTTGGATCTACTGGATATATTGGTAGCAATTACTGTAGGATGTATCCTGATCAAATCTTTATTCCAAGAGACAGTAGGAAACCACAGTCTTCTGATATATTATATTTTATTAGTACCACAACTAATCAAAATGTATTTAAAGACTTGCAGATTGATATTGATACTAACTTAAAAATTCTGACAGAGGTTTTATCGCACTGTAAAAAAACTGGAACTATATTTAACTTTGTTAGTTCTGGATTTGTATATGGTAATGATGTAATTGATGCTAAAGAAGATGGCCCATGTGATCCCACAGGGTTCTACTCCATTACCAAAAGATGTGCAGAGTCATTAGTTATATCTTACTGTAAAACCTTTGGAATCGAATATCGTATCTTCAGGATTGGCAATGTTTATGGATTGGATCCTACGATTACTTCTGGAAAGAATGTTCTTGGATATATGATTAGTTTATTAAAACATGATAAGCAAATTAAATTATATGATGGAGGAGACTATCTAAAAGATTATATGTTTGTTGATGATATTTGTAGAGCAATTGATCATTTGATGGTTTGGAGTAAACCTAATGAGGTCTATAATATAGCATCTGGAAGTTCGCAATCTTTTAGATCTATCATCACAACTGCTAGAGACATACTTGATAGTAAAAGTGAATTGATTGATGTATCAATGCCAGATGATCAAAAATATATTCAGGTCAAGAATATGACACTAAATACTGAGAAACTACAATCACTGAAATTTAACTGTGAAATGAGTTTCTATCAAGGTTTGCAAACTCTTTGTGATGTGATAGAATGAACAAAAGTATACTAAATGAATGATATCCAAACAGCTTGTAGTAAGTAATCATGCTAACCATGATCTTGAATGGTTATCAATGACTTATGCTTATGGGTTTTCTCCTGAAAATACAATCATCTATGATAGAACTCCTGATGATTTTGAAGGTAAAACAAAAATTGATCATCTAGGTAAGGTTATTTCTTCACCTAATGTGGGATCTAATCCATATGATATTGGAAGATTCATTGTTGATAATTATGACAATCTTCCTGATATGATGATACACATAAAAGGAAATCTTTTGCAGAAAAATTATTCTACAGAAGAAAGATTTGCATATGCACTACAATCCAATTGGTTTGTTCCTATTGATGGAGGAACATTATGTGAATCATATTTTCCATATTTGGTTAATAATAATTGGTTTGCTCAACCTATGGAATGGGAAGATAGAACAGAAAGTGAAAAAATAGAAGAGATTAAACTGATTAAAGTCTATCCTAGAATCTCTAGTCTTAGAGAATTCATTAAAGATCTATTTGAAGTTGACGATAATCAAATCCCAAAATTTCTTAGTTTTGCACCTGGAGCAAATTATGCTGTTCCTAAAAATTGTATTTTGAAGTATAGTAAGAACTTCTATAAAAAGATTATGGACTATACTGATTATAGTAATAACCCTATTGAAGCACATTGGTTTGAGAGAGTGTTTCAGCTTGCTTGGCAGGGATGCTTAAAAGAAAACTTTTCATATATTGTAGACTGAAATGAAAGAACAAATTAAAGAGTTTATTGACAATCTTTTTGAGACAGAAGAAAATTTTTTTCCATATCTTTACAATAAAGATTATGTAAAAGGGGAGAGCAACATTTTTTATTCTGGTCCTTACTGGGATAATCAAGAAGTAGAGGTTGCTTTGAAGACCTTCCTTACTGGAAAGTGGTTATCCTCTGGTGAGAATGTAAACAAGTTTGAAAAGCAGTTTTCTAAAAAGTTTAACTTTGAACACTCTGTCATGGTCAATTCAGGTTCTTCTGCTAACCTGGTGATGATTGCAGCACTTAAGAAGTACTTTTCGTGGGATGATGACGATGAAATTATTGTATCTGTCTGTGGATTTCCTACGACATTAAATCCAATTATCCAGAATAATCTGAAACCAGTATTTGTTGATATTGATTATTCTGATCTAAATTGGGATATTAATGAGATTCGTAAAAAGATTACTCCAAGAACTAAAGCATTATTTTCATCTCCTGTTCTCGCTAATCCCTATGATTATGATGCTATTTTAGATATTTGTAATGAGTATAATTTAGAACTTATTGCAGATAATTGTGATAGTCTTGGAAGTAAATGGAAGGGAGAGTATCTCACTAAACATGCTGTTGCCTCTTCATGTTCTTTTTATCCTGCTCACCATATCACTACGATTGAAGGTGGAATGGTATCCTCAAACATTAAAGAAATTGTTGATCTTGCTCGCAGTTTTTCTTGGTGGGGTAGAGATTGCTATTGCGTAGGATCTCAAAATCTTTTAAGTTGTGGGACCTGTGGTAAGCGATTTGATAAATGGCTTACTGGTTATGATAAGATTGTTGATCATAAGTATGTCTTTGGACAAATTGGATATAACCTAAAACCAATTGATATGCTTGGATCTATTGGATCTGTTCAACTTAAAAAGTTTGATGAGATTCATGATAAGCGTAGATCTAATAAAGATAAACTTCATAAGATCTTTGAGAGCATTCCTGGAGTTCGTGTTGTTAGTGAACTTCCTGATGCTGAGACCAGTTGGTTTGGTGTTCCTATCATCTGTGATGGAGACAAGACAGAACTTGTTCAATTCTTAGAAAAGAATAAGATTCAAACTAGAAATTACTTCGCAGGAAATCTTTTAATACATCCTGCATATCGACACTTGGAGTCTGCATTCAACTATCCAAACGCAATGAAAGTTTTGGATAATGTATTTTTTGTTGGATGTTCTCCTGTTATCACCGATTCTATGATAGAATACATAGAAGAGGTAACTAATCTGTACAAAACAAATTTATTATGAGCGAATATACTAAGACTGCACTAGTACTTGGTGCGGGTGGATTTATTGGAAGTCATATGGTGAAAAGACTCAAGTCCGAAGGATACTGGGTTCGTGGTGTAGATCTTAAACGTCCTGAGTTCTCCGAGTCATCTGCTGCTGATGAATTCGTTCAAGGAGACTTGCGTGACAGAAGTTTTGTTCGTCGTTGTATTCGTACTACTGGTGTTAATGGTGGTTTCTACGCACAAATTGTTGACAAGTTTCTTTCACCTTTTGACGAGATCTATCAGTTTGCTGCTGATATGGGTGGCGCAGGATTTGTTTTCACTGGAGAAAACGATGCAGACATCATGCACAATTCAGTGTCTATTAATCTGAATGTACTCGAAGAGCAACATCTACTTAATTTGGATAAGGATGTAAATAAGACTAAAATTTTCTATTCTGGTTCAGCATGTATGTATCCAGAGTATAATCAACTTGACCCCGATAATCCAGACTGTCGTGAAGAATCAGCATATCCAGCAGCACCAGACTCTGAGTATGGATGGGAGAAACTATTCTCTGAGCGTCTCTACTTCGCTTACAATCGCAACCACGGCATTCCTGTTCGTGTTGCTAGGTATCACAACATCTTTGGTCCTGAAGGAACCTGGAACGGTGGAAGAGAGAAGGCACCAGCTGCAATCTGCCGTAAAGTCGCTTACCTCCCAAAGGACGGTGGAGCTATCGAGGTGTGGGGAGATGGCCTACAAACTCGTTCCTTCTTGTTCGTTGACGAATGCGTTGAAGCAACTTACAGATTAATGCAATCGGACTTCATTGGACCAGTTAATATTGGTTCTGAAGAGATGGTTACTATCAATCAGTTGGTAGATATTGCTGCTGAGGTTGCAGAAAAAAAAGTTACTAAGATTCATATTGATGGCCCTCTTGGTGTTCGTGGTCGCAATTCTAACAATGATTTGATCCGTGAGAAATTGGATTGGGATTATCAAATGACACTTAAAGAAGGAATTCGTTACACATACTATTGGATTCAGGAACAAATTAATGACCAAGCATAAATTTAACTTAGTAGGAAATACTTTTAATTATATTGATGCTCCCAGATGTTCAGTAGCAGGAAAAAGTTCTAAACTGACAGAATGGGTTGATGAAGGTGGAGATGGTACTTTCTATGTTGACTCTGCCATTGGTCTTGGGTTTGATGACTCAAGATCAGGTCCAAAGTATGCATGGATACTTGAGTCTGCCGCAATTCTTCCACAAGTCACTGATTTTGTGAAGGGTGCCGGTAAACAACGAATGTTGGATACTTATGATATCATCTTTACTCATAATAAAGAATTGATTGATATTGACCCTGAAAAATTTAAGTGGGTTCCTGCACAAGGCACATGGATCAAAGAACCGAAGGTCTATGATAAGACTAAGATGATCTCAATGATTGCATCAAATAAAAATATGTGTGCAGGACATTCTAATCGTCTTGAGTGGGTAGAAAGGCTAAAAGATCAAGTTGACTTTTTTGGAAGAGGATTTTCTACAGAAATTTCTAAAAAAGAAGAAGGTCTTTGTGACTATATGTTCTCTGTTGCTATTGAAAATGCATCATATGAAACATACTTTACTGAAAAACTTTTAGATTGTTTTGCAACAGGAACTATTCCTGTTTACTATGGTGCTCCAGATATTGGAAGTGTCTTTAATAAAGATGGCATCATTGACTTATCTGAAGAGTTTGAAGTATCTGAAGAAATATACTATAGTAAGATGGATGCCATCAAAGAAAATTTAGAAAAGACTAAAAAAATGGAAGTACTAGAAGATTTTATTTGGGAGACTTATTTTCAATGACTAGAGAACTTTACAATAGAGCAGCTGCAGAAGGAAAAAATCCTATGCACTATATTTACGAAGACCTTGGTATTAAGAGGGGGTGCAAATATTTTGTAGAAACTGGCACTCATCTTGGTGGTAGCGTTGATGTTGCATTAGAACTTGGATTTGATAAAATCTTTAGTTGCGAAATTATGACTGATCGTTATAATCACTGTATGAGCAAGTATGAAAATAATGATGATGTATATCTTTGGAATGGAACTTCCCTAGATTGTTTTCCTGATATAGTAAGTCGATTGGATCAAAAGTCTCTATTCTGGCTTGATGCACATGGGGAAGGTGGAGGAGTTCCTACTTTTGAAGAACTGGACATTATTGCAACCTCTTCAATCAAGGATCACAGCATTCTTATTGATGATGTTCCAGTTTACTTCTCTCATAATAAGCAAGAGTTGAAGGATAAAATTCTTTCAGTAAATCCAAACTATACGATTGTTGAATATCAAACAATTAATGAGCATAAAGATTATGTGATCGGAGCATTTGTTGAATGAGTGATAAAGTTTGTATAATCAAGCAACCAGCAGGAATTGGAGATATCTTTTTCTGTCAAAAAATTGCACAATCTATTTTATTAGAAACTAATTGCACTAAGGTTATTTGGCCAGTAGCAACAACATATTCTTATCTGAAAGATTATATGATCGCAGAGAATGTGGAGTTTGTTGATGAAGATTCGGATTTTCCTTTCAAGGAAGTTTATAACTCAAGTAGCATTTATATGGTACAGGCACCTGAATATTTGTTTGTGCCTCTTCAGACATCAGATTATATTCAAAAGACTTCTAAGAGACATAATAATCCTTTAGGTCATGGACATATGAAATATGATTTTTGTGGTGTAGATTATTTGGATTGGAAAGAGTACTTTAATTTCTCTCGTAATGAAGAAAAAGAAAATGCTCTGATTGAAAGGATTGGTCTTGACATTACAAAACCATATAATCTAATTAATAATAATTGTGGAACGTATCCCAATTATGGGAAAAGAGAAGATATCGAAACTACTAATGACTATCCAAATGTATACATGGATTTCTATGAAGGTGTGACATTATTTGATTGGATAAAAATCTTTGAGAATGCTAAAGAAATTCACACAGTAGAAACATCCATATATTATATTTTGGAAAAGTTGAATCTGGAAAATGTTTACATTTATGCAAAACCAACTCCAGAAAACAGAGCAAATGACTTTTCATATATGAAAGATCATTGTAGTAAAACTTGGAACTATATTAATTAAAATGAAAGCAGCAGTATTAGAGCAGATTGATGCACCACTTGCAGTCAGAGATGTTGAACTGACTGAATTGAAAGTTGGTCAAGTTCTTGTAAAAGTTCTTGTTAGTGGTCTTTGTGGAGCACAACTTCATGAGATACGTGGACATAAAGGCAACGCAAAGTTTCTTCCCCATTTAATGGGGCATGAGGGATGTGGTATTGTTGAGGAAATTGGACTAGGTGTCACCACTGTAAAGGTCGGAGATAAGGTTGTAATGCACTGGAGACCTGGTACTGGTATTGAAGCACCCTTCCCCTCATATATTCTTGATGGAAAAAGTATGAGCAGTGGTAAAGTTACTACTCTCAGTGAGTATTCTATTGTCTCTGAGAACAGATTAACTACTGTTCCACAAGATACTCCAGAAGATCTATGTGCTATTCTTGGATGTGCTCTCACTACCGCTATGGGTATTATTGATAATGAAGTTGGCCTTAAGTTTGGCGAAAGTGTTGCTGTTATTGGTTGTGGTGGTGTAGGACTTAATCTCATTCAGGCAGCTTCTCTTAAAAGTGCATGTCCAATTTATGCCGTAGAAAAAAATATTAATAAGAAAAATTTATGCTTTATTGCTGGAGCAACAACTTTTATTGATGACATTAATTCCATCGAAGAAAAAGTTGATGTAATTATTGACACTACAGGAATTCCAAATGTAATCAGTACTTGTGTGTCTAAATTATCAGGTAAGGGTCGTATGATTCTTGTTGGCCAACCTGCACCAGGACGTGGTGTAGAGGTGATGAATGCTGTTAACTTGTTTAGTGGTATGGGTCAGACTATTAAGGCAACTCAGGGGGGCAGGACTAACCCTACAGAAGACATTCCTCGTTATGTTCGTATGCATCAAGAAGGTATTCTTGATGTTGATAAATTTGTAACTCACAGATTTAAACTTGGTCAGGTAAACGAAGCATTTGACTTGCTTAGAAGTGGAAATGCTGGTAGAATTATTATCGAAATAGGAGACACTAAAAAATGAGAGGAACTGACTGGACACCAGAAAAGCTGAGTGAATTTTCAGATCATATTGCAGAAGTTCATGATGCTGGTTATCTTCCTTTTACAGTTCATCTGTGTGGAGGTAACGAACAGCAACTGATTGATATTTTTGCAGATATCAATGAGGGAGATTATGTTCTTTCCACGCATAGAAACTCATATCACGCACTTCTTCATGGAATCCCTCCCGAAGAAGTAGAGCAGAAAATGCGTGATGGTCGTAGTATGTTTATGTTTGATCGTGAACGTAACTTTTATGTCTCTGCAATTATTGGTGGAACTCCTGGTATTGCTGTTGGTATTGGTTGGGCACTGAAGAAAAAGAAATCTGATCAACGTGTATGGTGCTTTGTTGGTGATGGTATTGAGGATACTGGTCACTTTGCAGAAGCAGTTCGTTATGTTGATGGATGGAATCTTCCAGTCACCTTTGTTATTGAAGATGATGGTATGGCAGTGAATGCATCTAAAGAATCTCGTTGGGGCACTAGTGTAGATTTAGACTGGCCTCCTTGCGTTGTTCGTTATCACTACACAAAGACTCGTCCACATATTCGTACAGGTAACTTTGCACCATTGGATATAATGAAGTCTGTCATGAAGACTGACAAAGAGTATTTTCCTGTACTTGAAGATCGTTCAACTGATTTGAATATTGAAGAGTCTGGTCTTTCTTTTAAAGATTCTGTATCTCTTGCAATGACAGAGATGGGTGATGAAGGAAATATTTTCATTGGTTATAGCATCGTTCCTGGAGATGCTATGGAAACACTTAAGAATGTCAATCTAGATCAAAAAATTGAAACACCTGTCGCAGAAAATTTAATGGTAGGTCTTGCTATTGGTATGGCATTTGAAGGATTTAGACCTGTGGTTTACTTTGAACGTCATGACTTTATGTTAGTTGGTGCAGATGCTATTGTGAACCATGTAGATAAGATTGAAAGGATCTCTCATGGAGAATTTAAATGTCCTGTAATTTTCAAGACAGTTGTTGATGACAGTACCCTATTCTATTCAGGACCAACACATGAACAGGACTTCACTGAAGGGTTTCGTCGTCTTGTAGACTTCCCTGTGTTTGATCCACAAACACCTGACGAAGTTCTTGCCGCATATAGATATGCTCAGGCAAGTGATAGACCCGCAATGATTGTAGAGCACAAAAAATTCTTCTAATGAAAACATATCTTTCCGTAGGAATTGGTGACATGATGTGTCTCGATTCCCTTCTTGTTGATGAAGAGAGAAAAAGTATTACTGAAATATACTGGGCCTGTAGGTTTGGTGGAGTATTATCTACTCTCTTTAATAATAATCCATCATATCCTAATGTAACTAAGCATTATTTTATTGATGATGAAGTGGGAGCAAATGCAATGAATCAACTTGATCCTATTGCTGCTCCCTTTTGGCATTTTAGACCCGACTTTCAAAGAAACTTTAGTATTGGATTGAATCTATTTCAATTGCAAGAAAACGAAGTTCAAGCAATTGATGTTGCTGGAACCTTTACTGAAGTATGTGATGAAGTTAGGAATGGAACGTCAAATTTTCATGGATCAACTTTTCTTAAAAATGCAAAAGATCCTGGATATAGTGATTATATTTTATTTCACTATCCGACATCGACTAGGCCAAAGCAAGACATTGCCGCTATCACAGAATCTGATTGGCAATTTGTAGAAGATCTATCTCAAAAAACTAATAAACAAGTCATTGTTATATCTGATCGTGAGGTTGATGTTCCACTTACAAATTTTGAACTTCTGGTAAATCCTGATATCCAACAAATTATTAACTTAGTTGCATACTGCGACTACTATGCTGGATGCGATTCTTTCTGTGCTATACTTTCATCCAAGAGACTCCCAAAAGAAAATTTATTTGTGAAGACTCATGATCAAAATATCAAATCAAATTTGTTGAGTGGTAATTCTGGATTCATGTATGCATACTTTAATCCACATTCGCCAGAAGACATCGCATATTTCTATAAGCCTTATATCGGTAATCCATGAATAAAATTTTAGTCATTGGTGAGACTTGCAGAGATGTATTTGTCTACTGTGATTCAAATAGATTATGTCCCGAAGCACCTGTTCCTGTATTAAATATTGCCGATCAGAGGGAAAATCCTGGAATGGCTGGTAATGTTCGCAGAAATATTGAAAGCCTGTCTGGAAAAGTAATTGATATTGCCACGAATAATAACTGGTATGAGATTGCAAAGACTAGATATGTTCATAAAGAAAGTAATCATATGTTTTTTAGGGTTGATACAACTCAATTAATTCCTAGGATTAACTTAAAAGAACTTAATTTCAATTATGATTTGATTGTAATTTCTGATTACAATAAGGGTTTCTTATTAGAAGAAGATATTCAATACATTTGTTCCAATCATTCAAATGTCTTTATAGACACGAAGAAAATCTTGGGTGACTGGGTAAATGGCGCAAGGTTTATTAAAATCAATGACTATGAATATCGTAATTCTGAATCATATTTGACTGATGATATGAAACAAAAAATTATTCATACTATGGGTGGAAATGGTTGTGAATTTAAAGGTAAAAAATATTCAACCAAAAAAGTGGAAGTAAAAGATGTTTCTGGTGCAGGAGATACTTTTATGTCTGCACTGGTAGTAAAGTTTGTAGCGACTGATGATATTATAAAGAGTATTGAGTATGCAAATGAATGTGCATCTAAAGTTGTAGCGCAAAAAGGAGTTGCTGTATTATGATTATTCTTACTGGTTCGCAAGGTTTCATTGGTAAAAAATTTCTCAAGGCACTTCAAGATGCTGGCAAAGAAGTAATAGAAGTGGAGAAAGATAATAGTTGGCACTGGAGAACTTACTTTAGTGATTGGAAGAAAGTAGAATGTATAATCCATCAAGGAGCAATGTCTTCTACTACAAACACAAACTTAAAACAAATATTTACTTTTAATGTAGAATATAGTGAGTGGCTTTTTTCTCAAGCAGCAAAGCATGGTATCCCTGTTAAGTATGCATCCTCGGCATCTGTCTATGGTAATCAGCAAGGTATTGTCAATCCTCTAAACTATTATGCACTATCCAAAGTAACCACTGACTATTGGGTGCAAGACCATATTGATGAGTTTCCTCTCATTCAGGGATTTAGATACTTCAATGTATATGGTGATGGTGAAGAAAATAAAGGAGATCAAGCAAGCCCAGTTAGTAAGTTTACAAAGCAAGTTCAAGAGACTGGTAAACTTAAACTGTTTGAGGGATCTGATAAGTTTTTGAGAGATTTTATTTGCGTAGATGATATTGTTGAGTTAGTTCTTAATAATAAGAAGCAATCTGGAATCTATGATCTTGGAACTAGCAAACCAGTGAGTTTTCAGCATGTTGCAGAATGCGTGGCAAGGAAGTATAATGGTGAGGTGGAGTACATTCCATTTCCAGATCACCTAAAAGGCAAGTATCAAGATTATACTTGTGCAACAGAACATTGGGGTGATTATAAATTCATTACTGTTGAGGACTATTTAAAATGAAAACCATCTGGACTAATGGATGCTTTGACATTCTTCATCCAGGACATATCGAACTGTTCAAGGCATGCAAATCTCTTGGTGATCGATTAATCGTTGGTATCGATACTGATGAGAAAGTTCAATCTGACAAAGGTCCCGAAAGACCAATCAATGATATTTGTCACAGGTATTCTATTCTGAGTGCAATTAAATATATCGATATTGTTCACGTATTTGGTAGTACCAAAGAGCTGGAAGAACTTGTTCAATTCTATAACCCCGACATTCTAGTTGTGGGTAGTGATTGGCGTGATGGAACTGTTGTTGGTAAACAATATGCAAAAGAGGTGAGGTATTTTAGTCGTGTTGGTGGATACTCTTCTACTAATGTGATAGATAAAATTAAAATGCTATGAGATATGTAATTGATATTGATGGGACTATCTGCACTCCTGGTCCTACAGATGAGATGAGATATGAACAGGCAATGCCAATACAATCTAGAATTGATGAAATAAATAAATTATACGATGAAGGACACAACATCGTTTACCTCACTGCCA